TTTAAATTCTATTTTTATACCTTATTCATTAAAAAGAGAATTGTTGACATTAAGAAGGAAAAAATAATGAATGTGGATTTGATTGATAAAATGGGAAGTGATTTGACCGTAGTAAATGCGGCTCGTGTGTCTTTTGCAAAAACAAAAGAAAAGTTTGATGAGAAAGATGAAAAACTAATTAAATATTTGGCAACACATAATCATTGGTCACCTTTTGGCCATGCTAGTTTACAATTTAGAATTAAAGCACCTATCTTTGTTGCAAGACAATTAGTAAAACACCAAGTCGGTTTAGTATGGAATGAAGTAAGTCGTAGATATGTAGATGATGAACCAAGTTTCTATTTACCTTTTATGTGGCGTGAACGAGCTGAAAATAAAAAGCAAGGTAGTGCAGATAGTGAAGTAGAATTTGATATTACAGATATTACACAAGCTTGTAAAACAGTTTATAACGATATGTTAGAAAAGAACATTGCACCTGAAATGGCAAGAATGATTTTACCTCAGAATATGTTTACTGAGTGGTATTGGTCTGGTACTTTATATGCGTTTGCTCGTGTATGTAATTTAAGAAATAAACCAGATTCACAAGAAGAAACAAGAATGATAACACACGGTATTGCTAAACATTTGGAAGACCAATTTCCTGTTAGTGCTCAATATTTGTTAGAATAAAATATGTATGGTGGATTTGAAGTATATAAAACTTACCTGGCCGTCAAGTTACATTTTACTACGGCTTCATATGATTATGCAAAGTATGAAGGCAAGGTTAATGCAAAGTTGGATACTTTTACGAGCCGTAATGACAGATATTTCTTCCATAAGCTTTCAAAGAAATACAAACAAGAGGAGATATTGGACTTCTTTGTAGCCAATTTTTTATATGATGACAAGAAGTGGATTAAAAACTTATTAGAGAATGATGGTAAAGAACAGTTTTTGGCGTACAGAAAATATAATGGAGCATTTGCGTACCATTTTAAATCTGATTGTGTATTATATGTTTCTGAGTGTCGCCGGCGTGGTATTTCTTTTAATGATGGTTTATTGTGTCATAATGGACAACATCCACGATTCCTACAATTACTTATTCAAAAGAAGGCATCTTACCAGACCGCCGTTGTGCTTGACCACTTTCTTTCGTATAGTAAGAACTGGAATGTGGGTATTAAAGAGAAAGTTATTTGGCCTAACATATACAAAAAAATGAACAAGTTAAAATCGTTTATGAGTTTTAACGAAACTGAATGTAAAATGATTATGAAGGAAACATTTTTATGAAACAAAGAATTATAGATTTTTGGTCAAACTCTTATCATTCAGATAAAGTTGCTTTTATCTTTGAGTTAATAAGTTTTGTTTTTACAGTTGGTGCAAGTATGACACTTGCATTTACAGCCGATAATCCTGATATGCGAATTGTGTATCCTGGTTTCTTTATTGGTAGTATAACGGCCTTTTATGCACACTATAGACGAAAGTTAGCCTGGCCAACAATGTTAGTTGGTTATTTTGCTATTGTTAATGTCTTTGGTTTAGGAGTTGCTAATGGCTGGTGGTAAAGTTTTCTGTATAGGCAATGGCACAAGTAGAGATGGTTTTGATTTAGAAAGATTAAGAACACATGGCCGTATCTATGGATGCAATGCTTTATATAGAGATTTTACACCAGATGTATTATGTGCTGTAGACCAAGGTATTATGCACGAAATATACCAAAGTGGTTATTGTGATAATAATGAGGCTTACTTTAGAGATTGGACAAAAGTACCGGCACATCATTATGAAATGATGTTATATGCTGGGTTAACAAAAACAGATGTTGATAATGTTAAAGAGAAATGGGACGGTTTATACGAAAATGATAGAGGTGATGCTAAAGAATTTGTAATGCACGGTTCTAATATGGCAGGTATTGTAAACATAATTAGACAAAAAGGTGACCAATATGAAAAGTATATTAATAAAAGTTATGCTTATGTGAGTTGGCAAAAGCCTGATGATAAAGCACATAGTATTGTTGAAATGATGGACAATGATAAAGATTTAGGTTGGGCTTGTGGTGCAATGTCAGGTTATATTGCTATTAAAAAAGAAAAACCAAAAGAATTATATTTGATAGGACATGACCTAAAAAGTAACAATAATAAGGTTAATAATCTATATGCAGGTACAAGGCATTATGTAACTAAAGAACACGCACCTACACCACACACAAATTGGATTCAACAATGGTCACAAGTTTTTATGGAAAATCCTGATATTAATTTTTTCAAGGTAAATCCAGACGAGGGTGAAGTTTCTCAACCTATAGATGAATGGAGAAGATTTAAGAATTTATCATATATCGACTATCCTACGCTTGACAAATTGGTAGAATAGTGTATAATAGAACTCATATGCAAAAGAAAATTAATTACTTTCTTTTTATAGTGCAAGGAAGAGGCTGTTACCAGACAGCCGAACTTGACAGCTTAGAG